AGAGCACGAGGGCCGGCGTGGGGTCGTCCACGGTTGCGACGACCAGCTTGTTCTCGGTCTGCCCGCGGAGCGATTCGATCCACGCGGCCGCGCCCGCGCCGGCGATGAAGAACCGGTGCAGCGCTTGGGTGGCCGCGTCAACTTGGTCGTCGTGCGCGTCGTTCGGGAACGCCGCCGCCTCCGCGATGAACGACTCCGGGCTGTTGCCCGCCTGGTCGAACAAGGCGATGTCGTCGGCGGGGACGAACACGTTGCCCGCTTCCACCTGCGGGGCGATCGCGGACGCACGCGCCGTCTTCGAGTCCTTCGGGACGATGGGGATGATCGCGCCCGGGGAGTCTTTCCGCAGCGCGGAGATGACGGCGGGCCCGTTCGCTTTGTCCTCGATCAGGTGCGTCCGGCATTGCGGCCACTTCTTCGCGAGCGCGTCGAACGCGGCCTTCGTCTCCGTGAACGCGAGGCGGGCGCGGACCTGATCCACGAGGAACGCGTCCGCACCGTACCGGGCCCAGACTTGCCCGACGACGTAGTCGGAGTCCTTCGTGTCCTTGAACGTCATGTCCCAGGAGGAGAACAACTCGTCGGGGGGTTCCGCGAACCGGTACGTCTGCCCGCCGTCGTCGGTGGACCAGATCGGGGTCGTGTAGCGGCGCCACCAGTGCCGCTTCAGGATGTCGCCGGCCTCCGGTGTCGGCCGTCCCTGGTAGAGGGCACGGAACACGCGCTCGCCGACGGCGATCCGCTTCATCGTCCAGTCCGCGGCGGTGCGGCCACGGGCGGAGACCATCCACTCGCCGGGCTTGCGGCCGAGCGGATCCGTTTCGCCCTTCGCCGGGTCATGCTCGGCGAGTGCGGGAATGTTGATGACCCGCCACTGGGCGGCGTCTTCCGCTGTCAGGAGGCGGCCGGCGAGGTCGTCCTCATGCCACCGGGTCATGATGATGACGATGGGGGCGCCGGGCGCGAGGCGCGTGTTCGCGACGGCCTGCCACTTCGACCACACGAACTTCCGGTAGGTCTCCGATTCGGCGTCCTCCGCGGACGCGAACGGGTCATCGATGACGACGGAGTCGAGGGCACGGCCGGTGATCGTCGCGCCGAGGCCGACGGAGATCAGGCCGCCGCGGTGCCCGTCGAGCTTCCAGCGGGCGACGGCGTTGTTCGCGTACGCGATCCGCATGCGCAGGTCGAGGGTGCCTTCCTGCCCCTGGTACGTCTGCACCCAGGAGCGGATGTCACGGCCGAAGTCGTTCGCGAGCTCGGAGCCGTAGGAGAGGATGCCGCAGCGGGACTCCGGGTTCCGCATCATGTACCACAGCGTCGCCGCCTTCGTCGCCAGGTGCGACTTGCCCTCCTGCGGCGGCATGGAGATCATGAGCCGCCCGTTCGGGCGCGTGTACGCCTCCACGAGGGCGGCGCTGATGTGCTCCAGCGCGGGCGTGCGGACCGTGGTCGGGTCGACGGCCTCCAGGAGGTCCAGGGGCGACGCGAACTCCAGCGGGGGCAGCTGCTTCTCGCGTGCCTTCCGGAGGACGCGGAGGATCTTCTCCGCCTTCACCGGGTCGTTCTTCCACGCTGGGAGTGTTGCGGTCACGGTGGGGCCTCCGGACATGCAAGAACCCCCGCCAGTGGAATAGCGGGGGTTCTTTATTCGGACGGGTGTGTCGGACGCATCCAGCCGGACACTGGCGACTCTACACCGGGGAAGATTGCGGGAGCGGCGAGGGGCTGCCTCGCCGCTCCCTTCGGGACTTCCGGGAAGAAGGATTGCGGGGCGGGTAACGGCGGGGGTTGTGACTGTCCCCCCGCCGCCCCCTGAGCATGCTCGCGCGCTGTGGCCCTACCTGCACGGTATCAGGTTTCGACCAGCGCTTGAAGCTTTGCCTCGAACAGGGCGACGACGAGATGGTACCGGTGGTTGGCGGGGAACCCCTCGTCGCGCCAGTGGTAGTAGGCGATACAGAGCTCCGCGGCGACCTGCCGGACCTCGGTCAGTGCCGCCGCCGACGCCACCATCGGGACCTCCGGGTCAGGGTGCGCCAGTACGGGCGGAACGTGCCCCAGTCGCCGGTCACGATGTGACCCCGATGAACGTGGTCTCGTCGAGGTAGGAGGCTGTGCCGGCGGACTTCATGAGCAGGAGGACGAGTTCGTTCTCCCGGAAGTGGTGGCCGCAGAAGTGGAGTTCCGCGCCGACCTTCTCGCCGTCGCGGAGGATCACGACGCGGGAGAACGCCAGCGCGGGGCATCCGCGCGTGTCACAGGTCTCCCCGTGGGTGAGCAGGCGCAGGCCGGCGACGTGGTCGTCCGGTGCGGGCGGGGCGGGCGGCAGCTTCGCGGACATGACGCATCCCTTCACATGAAGCCATACATGCGGAACAGGCGCTCCAGGGAGCCCGGGGTGACCGCGCCGGGCATGAGCCCGTCGAACAGGTGCACGTCGGCGCGCGCGTACGCCAGGTCGGCCATTTGCGCGCATTGCAGTCGGTCCGGGCGGGACAGGCGGCGGAGGATGAACGCGGGCGTCTTCCAGCGGAGCGCGATGCCGATACCGAGGGCGACGAAGTCGACCCAGTTGTAAGCCGTGTCCAGGTGGGTTCGGGACCAGTGGACGATCAGATACCGTTGCCGGGCGGTCAGGGGGAACCGCGACCATGTCGTGTCGGGAAACGCGTCGACCCGCATGCGGCGGGCGCCGCCGTACTCGCAGGAGACGACCCAGCCGCCGCCGAGGTAGATGACGGCGTGGTTCACGGTCGAGCCGAGGAACCAGCGGATGCCCCAGGCGAGGAACCCGCGGGTCGCCATGATCCCGATGTCCCCTGGCCGCGGCGTGTAGCCGCGGCGGGTCATGGTCGTGCGGCCTGCTGGGCCTGCGCGATCGCGTGCTCGACAGCGAGGCGGGCGGTGAACCGGGACAGGAACACGGCGTTCGTGGACACAAGGAGCGTGTTGTTCTGCGCCTTGAACCCGGGCTCATGCGGGTTCGACGGGTGCAGGTTGATGCCGGTGCCTTCGCCGGAGTCGGACCAGTTCATCGAGCCCTCGAAGCCGATGCCCTGCCCGACGAGGACGCCGCCCTTCGTGTGGCTGATCTGGTGCGTCTCGGACTGGCCGATCGCGAAGAAGTTGTAGAGGTCGGGGCGTGCGGCGAGGTCGGATGCGATGATCTTCTTCTCGTGGACTCCGCCGGCCTGGGACCGGTCCAGGGTGCCGGTGACGCGGACGTTCGGGGAGGCCATGAGCTTGAGGATGTCCGCGTTGAGCTCGTCGTCGTCGAACCCGAACATGTTGAAGTCGAACCCCATCGTCTCCTGCGGGATCAACTCGTGGAGGATGCCGTGGCAGTCGTCACGGCCGACGAAGAACAGGTAGTGGTCGCCGAAGCCGACGGCGGGGAGACCGGCGATTCCTTCGGGCGTGTACTTCGCTACGAGCGCGGCGATGCGCGGGTCGTCGGTCATGGCGGGTCCTTACGTCAGGTGCGGCTCCTGACGGTCAGGGGCAGCAGGGGGCGGGCGTCGGGTCGGCGTACGTCGGTGGGTGCGTCGAGCGCGAAGGAGCAGCGCGGCGGCAGCTTCGACACCCGGTACGGGTCGCCTTCTCCGTCGCTGTACCAGGGGAAGTTGCGGCACATCGGTGGGGTGTCGTCGTGGGCGGTGCAGAGGCGGGTGGTCGGATCGAACTTGGCGCAGTCGAACTCGACCTGCTCCGCGTCCGCGTCGTGCGGGCGCTTGGTCATGTGCTCGTACATGAACCGGATCGTCGGGTCCAGCCAGTCGGGGATGTCCTCACCGCCGCCGTCCCAGTACTCAAACCAGGGGCGCAGCGCGTCCTCGTACACGGCCGCGTCGAGGGTGACGGGGTCGCAGCAGTCGCCGCAGCGGGCGCAGCCGAGGCTCACCGTTGGTGCCGTTCGCGGATGACGGTGAGCGCGACATCGTCGTGGTCGTCGACGTCGCGCCAGGGGTAGCCGAGCCGGAGTTCGCGGAAGATGGCTTCCTTCTCCGTGCGGCGTTCCCGCCAGCGGACCAGCCAGTCCGGGTCGGCCTCGGTCACTTGGGCCAGACCTCGAAGGCGCCGTTCGGGAGCCGGCGGAGCTTGTCGCCGGCGTGGGCGGTGACGGTGAATCCGTCCGGCCACTTCACGGTCACGGCCTGCTGATCCGGGACCCAGGCGTCGAAGTTGTCGCCGAGCCACTTTTCGAGCTCCGCAGTGCCGGTGCCGTCGAAGATCCGGTCTTCGAAGGGTGCGTCGGTCATGGTGTCGCCTTCCGGGTTTCGTGCGCGTCTTCGCACTCGTACTGGTCGTGGGGTTTCCGGTAGCGGGCGCCGCAGCCGGCGCACACGTACCAGAACGGGGGGCGTTGCTCAGCGGCCACGTCGTGTGAGTCCACGGGGACCTCGTAGGAACGGGGGCGACAGCACTTGGCCGCGGAGCTCCCCGGCGACGGTGCGGGCCAACTCGTCCGGGGGCATGTCCGGGTTCGTGCGGATGGTGATGGCGCGTGCGGGCAGTTCGTGGGTGGCCCGCTTGTGCTCCCGCAGCATCCGCTCCGCGTACTGCTCGTCCGTCCAATAGTCCGGGTTCGCCCAGGCGGCGATGATGCGGGTGATCTCATTGAAGCCGTGCGCGTACGCGGCCAGCACGTCGGGCAGGGTGCGAGGCCGTGGGGGCCGGTGCCAGTCCGCTTCGATCGCGGCGGCGTACTCCTCGTCGGTCACGGGGTTAGTCCTCTCTCACGCCGGCGTTGCGGCAGGCGGGGCAATGCCAGGTGTGCCAGCCGGTCCCGTTCAGCATGCGCACCTGCAGGGTGTACAACTCGACGAGGCGGCCGGTGAGCGCGCAGACGAGACACAGGATCGGTTTCATCGGCCCGGACCCTTCGTCTTGTGCTGCACGGGGATAGCGGTGATCGTGAACCGGCCCGGGTCGTCGAACACGACCGGGTCCGCGGCGAACTCCCACGACCAGCCGGCGGGCAGCGGGTGCCGGGCGATGCGGAGGAGGAGTTCGGTCACGGCGCGACTGATGACGGCGTCGGCGCGGGTGCGCGCTTCGAGGATGTCCAGCCAGGCGGGTTCCGCCATGGCCGGTTCATCCCACGGATACGGGCGCATGTCACCGCTCCGCCCGGTAGAACTCCGCGTCGAGGCGGGTGAACCGGTAGCCGCCGGACACGCGGCCGCGGGCGGCGTGGAACAGTTCCAGTCCCGGGTGCCGGTTGCGGACGCGGAGGGCGAGTCCGGAGATGTAGTTGATCGCGGACCGGCCGTGCGCGGACGCACCCCGCTCGGGGAACAGGATCCGGTACAACTCGGCGCCGCGGATCGTCTCCCCGTCCAGGTCGGCGAGGGCGCAGAGGAAGTCGTACTCGGCCTCGGGGAAGTCGTAGTGGACCCCGTCGACGATGACGCCCTGCGGGAACACCTTCGGGGGCAGCCGGCGGCCGTCGCGGCCGACCCGTGTCCCGTCGGGTTCCTTCGGGAGCCGCGGGTGGCGTTCACCGCGGGTCACAACCGGGGCCGACCGGATGACGCTGCGTTCCCGCTTCGTCGGGTCGAATGGTGCCCCCATCGGCGGCAGGAACGACGACACGGGCTCCGCAGGCTTCGGGGATAGGACCGTAGCGGCGGCGCGTCGTATCGCGTCCATGCTCGTCCTGTCGTCCTTCTGGAGGCGGTCCTGGACGGGGATGACCTCGAACCGGGCGCGGCCGGTCTTCTGGAACCGTTCGTGCAGGGTCGCGGCGATCGAGTTCGCGATCATGTTCGCGTCCTCGGTGCCGATGCCGGAGGGGATCTCGACGAGGATCATGGCGCCGCGGGTCATGAGAGCACCAGCGCAATCGGGTCAGCGAACGGGAGCGCCGCGTTGATCGCCCGGACCTCCCGGAGCTCGCCGGCGAACACCGGGTCGATCCATTCGAGGGGGACGTCGAACAGGCGGGCCACCTGGGCGGCCGTGATCTCGTAGGCGCTCATGCCGGGTCTCCGATCGGCTCGAACCGCCACGCCGTCGACGGGTGATCCAGGTCGCAGCGGGAGCAGTGCACGACAGTTGCCACCGTCTGAACGTAGCGGGCGCGGGACGCGCACACGGCGTTGCGGGGGCCGCAGCAGGGGGCGACCGCGATCTGGGTTGCGTCCTCCGTCGGGTCGCAGCCGAGGCCGCCGGTGCGGTGTCCGGTCATCTGGCAGGCGGCGGTGAGCTCCCGGTCGAGGAGCGTCAGGTCGGCGAGCGCGGTCGGGCCGGTCATGATTCGTCCTCGACGAGTTCCCCGACATGGTGGATGCGGGTCGTCTCGATCATGTCGTGCCCCTCGAATGACAGGGTCGTCACCGACACCTGATCCGGGGTCATCAGGATCCGGAGGACCATGTCGCTGTGATCGTAGCCGAGCGCGTGGAGGGCGTGGTTCAGCTGGTCGACGGTCATCATGCGAGGAGGTCCGTTCCGTGCTCGGCGCTGATGTGCGCGTCGATCAGGGTGTGGTCGACGCGGATCCGGATGAACGGGTCTAGGTCCGGTCGGGTGTGGTGCAGGGTCGAGAGGACGGGCAGGTCGAAGCAGATCCCGCAGCGGGGACAGTTGACCGGGAACGTGGTCTCGGTAGGGGCGGCGATCATCATTGATCCCTTCGGGTTGGGGCGAACGGGGCGATATTCAGTTGTGGGGGCTAGTCGCGGGGGCAGTCTTCGATCCGTGCCCAGTCGGTGATGAACCAGACGTCCGAGTCGATGACCACCGGGCCGACCGTCAGGACGATCTTGCGGGGGCCGGCGGTGTACGACACCAGGGCACCCTCAACTTCGAGTCGGCCTGTCTGGAACCGGGAGTCGTAGCGGAGCCGGGCGCGAATCCGGACAGCGAGGCTGGTTGAGCGGCGTGCCCACTCGTCGAGCGGGACGAACCGGTCCGGCTGCCGCTCAGTCATTGGTGGCCACCGACGCGAGGATGGAGCCGAGGATCACGCAGACGATCGCGGCGAGGAACGCGAGCCAGCCGGTGCCGATGTCACGGCCGGAGTCGCCGGTCGTCCAGACGGCGGCGAACCAGAACCAGAACGCGACGATAAGCCAGGCGATGACGAGCACCCAGGCGAGACCGGCCAGGAACTTGAGGACTGCGGTGGTGTGCATGTGGGGATGCCTTTCGTGGGGGTTAGTGGTGGAAGTTGTTGGTCCGGGTGATCCAGGTGATCCAGTTGGACGTCGTCGCTCCGGCGAGACGGTCGATCGGGACGCCGTCCGCGCGGTGCTTCTCGGTGTGCCCGCGGTGGAGCTCGCAGCGGACCGTCTTCAGGACCAGCGGCGAGTCGCCCGGGGTCAGCCTCGCCTTGCACCGCTTCGGGGGCGTGGGCGTCGGCTGCACCCGGTGGAGATGCGCCTTCGTGACCCTGACCGCGTCCCTGATGGGGTGCTTCGTGCCGTCGGCACCGGCCAGGTTCAGGAGGAGCCCGCTGTCGAAAGACGTGTAGCTCACGCTTTCGAGCAGGCCGATGGTGAGTTCGCCGCTGCTGCGGGTGACGCACACGTACTGGCCGATCAGTTCATTCGCGGCGTTCCACCGCGCCCGGACCGACGGTGTCCGGTAAACGCGCAGTTCCCGCCGGAGCGTGTCGATCATCCGCTCCCGGTCAATGAGCGCGTTCGAGTTCTCGGTGTACCGCTTCCAGGCCGTGTCGGCCGAGGCGCGCGCTCCCTCCGCCTGGGCGCGGGCGCGGTGCGCGTCTACCAGCGCGGCGGCGGTGGCGACGCCGGCGGCGAGGGTGAAGAAGATCAGGGACCAGTCGAGCCAGTTCATGTGGGGATGCCTTTCAGGTGGGGGGTTTCAGGCCGAACGTGCGCTGGCAGCGCACACAGCACGGGGACGGGTCGTGAGCCCACCCGCCGTGCTGATACTTCGCGATCAGGTTGTCCTCCGACACCCGGTCGCCGTTGAACGGGTCCGGGATCAGACGGCCGTTCAGGATGACCTGATTCGCTTGGTCGCCCGCGATGAACCACGACCCGGCCGCGTACACGAGCGAGCCCGGTTCCGGGCGCATCCGGATCATGAGTGCGCCTGCTCATGCGCGTCGAGGTCGTCCGCGGTCTCCTCCAGGAGTTCCGCGACCCGGCGGAGGACGTTCGCGGCGCGACGTCGGGGGATCGGGACAGCGTCGGTGAGATGCCGGATCGTGGCCTCCACGGTGCCGTCATCGGTCCAGCGGAGGTCGACGATGCCAGCGGTCGCCGGGTGCACTTCGATCCAGCGGGGCCGGGCCGGTTTAGGCGTGAGCATGTCGTCCTCCTCACGATGGGTTAGCGCTTCCTCGCGCGTTGATGCTTCCGGGCCGTGTTCTGCGGCCACCCGCCGGCCGGGGCCGGTGTCTCGGGTGCGGACAGTCGGCGCCCGCCGATACGGACCTCGATGGTGTCCTCCATGACGGAGGAGCCGTACTGCTCTTGCAGGGCGCGGCGGACCACGTCCTCGACTTGGTACAGGAACGTGACGGCGGCGGTGCCGCGACCGCCGGGGAGGTTGACGTTCCAGCCGCTGAGGCCGTCGCGTTCGGCGTAGACGATGTGGTGGGTCATGCGTTCACCGCCAGGTGATCGTCCGTGTTCACGTGCGCCCGGATCTGCCCGCGAAGCTCCCGGGCTGTCAGGGCGACGACCGCGCGGCCGCAGTTGCACTCGAACCGGAACATGTACGGTCCGTGCGTGTACTTCCGGCCGATGGTCTCCCCGTACACGCTCACGGTGCCGTCGTGGTGGAAGACGGGCCAGACGTGGAGGATTCCGCCGGTCATGCGCGCAGCCAGGCGAGGAAGCGTTCCACGCGGGTCGGGGCACGATGCGCGGGGCGGCGGCGGGTGCCGCTGATCGAGTAGCCGGTCAGGTGGCCAGCGCGCAGCAGCATGGCGATGTCGTCGGATACCTTGCCTCGGACGCGGATGCCGTGGCTGTCGATCGTGTACGAGTCCACGGTGGTCAGGGTGCCGGTGCCCTCGGGGATGATGCCGAACCCGCGGATCTCGCGCGTCATAGTTCGATGAACCAGACGTCAGCGGGCGCGAACGACGCCGAGCAGGTGGTGCAGGTCATGGTGGGGAGCGCTTTCAGGTCGGCGACGCGGGTCGCGCATTGGAGTGTCTGCCGGCGGCAGCACGGAATGACGACCCGGTGGGTGGCCGGGCCGTCGTCGTGGACGCACGTGGCGTTGTGGGAGCCGTGGTAGCGGCCCTCGCACTGGGGCTCGTCGTTCCGGTGCTCGTCGAGCCAGAGGATGACGTCAGTGTCGACGTCTTCGAGGGTGGGCATCAGCGTGCCTCCCCGTCGTGATGGGCGATCACAGCTTGTGCGACAGCGGCGCAATGCTCATGCGTCGGCGTCTCTCCCTCGGGGTGCATGGTGCTCAGTCCTCCTCGACTGTTTCGGGTGGGATGTCCTCGATGGTCACGTCCGGGGTCCCGCCGATCGTGGGCGAGAGGGTCCAGGCGGTGACGCGGGTGCGGCCGAGTTCGCCGAGCGTGTACCAGCGGGCAGCAGCCCTCTGGAAGTCGTCGGAGCGCAGCAGGTAGTCGAACGCCCAGTGGTAACCGAACCGCTTGAACGCGGCCCACCGGGCGAGGTCGTACGTGGGCGCTTCGATGACCCAGTACCCGTCCGGATTCACCGCCGGCTCGACCGGATGCGGTTCGTGCGCGTACTGAACGCCGAACGTGATCGCTACTTCAACGGGAGCGGATACAACGGACCCAGCCCCTTCGGGTGTGTTTGCCATACTCCAGGGTAGCGCGTATTCCAGTGCTGCGGGAAGATTTTTTCTCCGCCCCCGCATTGGGGGTAGCGGGTTCCCGCCGCACCGCTAATACTTCCCGTTCTATCCCCGTACCCTAACTGCGGAGGACCTCCTGGAGTTCCTCGTCGGACAGGCCGAGCTCCGCGGACAGCCGCTCGATCTCCGAAGCGATCTCGTCCCGGACCGTCAGGCGAACCTCCGCCGGCGCATCCGTGCCCAGCAGCTTCCGCCGTGACTCGTTCACCAGGCGAAGCTCCCGCAACGCGGCGATGTTCACCCGCCGGTCCAGGTACTCCTTACCCCCGGCCGCCCGCGTGTAATGGTCCTCCAGGACAATCAGCCGGAGCCGTTGCGCCTGCCAATCCAGGTCAGCCAGGTCGATCCGTCGGAGCTCCTGCACCGCCTCAACAGGCACCGCAGCCAGGGCACGCTTGACCCGCGTGTACGCCGTAGAGACGGAACAGCCCATCTGCTCCGCGATCTGCGGGTACGTCAACCGGTTCGACCGGAGGCGTGCAGCCTGGGCGTCCAACTGGGCCTGTTCCAGGTCATGCTCGAACTCGCCGCCGCCGTTGCGGGTGCTGGAGTGTTTTCGGCTGGTCATGATGTTTCAGTCTCCGAGGTTCAGTTTCCTGCTGAGAGTGAGTGCGGCGGCGATTGCCATGTGCATGTCGAGGTACTGGTATGTGCCGAGTCGGCCGCCGAAGTGGGTGGTTGTTTGAGTGCGGGCTAGGGCTCGGTATTTGGTGAGGCGTGCCCTGTCGGTTGTTGTGTTGACGGGGTAGTAGGGTTCGTCGTCTGGTGTTGCGGTTCGGGAGGTTTCGCGGCTGATGATCGTGGCTCCGGTGGGGTAGTCGCGTTCGGGGTGGTAGTGCCGGTATTCGTGCGTGCGGGTGTAGGGGCTGTCGGGGTCGGCGTGGTTCATGACGGTGGTGCCTTGGTAGTCGCTGACCGGTTCGGTGGTCTGGTCGAAGTCGAGGGTGCGCCAGGTTAGGGCGCCTTCCCTGTATCCGAAGTACCGGTCGATGGGGCCGGTGTAGATAATCGGGATTCGGCCTGTCATGCGGTCGCGGCTGTATGGTCCGTCGGTGAGGAAGTCGACGCCGAGTTGGACTTCGATGTGGGGATGGTCGGCCATGCGGTCGATCCAGGTGTGGTAGCCGTCGGTGGGGACGCCCTGATGCGGGTCGTTGAAGTACCGGTTGTCGTACGTGTACCGGACCGGGAGGCGACTGATGATGCTCGGGTCGAGCTCAGTCGGGTCGGTCTGCCATTGCTTCATCGTGTATCCGCGGATGAACGCTTCGTAGAGCGGCCGGCCGATCAGTGAGACGGCTTTCTGTTCCAGGTTGCGGGGTGTGCCGGTGACCTCCGCTGCTTGGGATTCGATCAGCTGGCGGGCTTCCGTCGGGCTGAGTGCGGTTCGGAAGAACTGATTGATCGTCCCCAGGTTGATCGGCATGGGGAAGACTTCCCCGCCGTGGGTCGTGTAGACCCGGTGCTCGTACGGGGTGAATGTCGTGAACCTGTTGACGTACTCCCAGACGGGTTCGTTCGACGTGTGGAAGATGTGCGACCCGTACTGGTGCACTTCGATGCCCGTTGCCGCGTCCCGGTAGGAGTACGCGTTGCCGCCGAGATGTTCG